TGCACCCGGAGTGGTCCCCCGGGAAGTAGAACCCCGTCTCCGGGAACGACCCGGTGACCGCGAGCACGTCGTCATCGAAGTTCTGGAACTCGAGCCCGTCGAGTTCCACGTGAGGCTCGAACGGACGGGACCGCATCGCGGGGCCGTACACCCACCGGTAGCCCTCGATGCCAGCTCCCCCGTCGAGCATCCCTTCCCTCAGCGTCTCCCCCGTACCGATCCCCCCGGACGGGGTGCCGTCCACGTTGCGGAGCGCGACCCATGCCCCCCCACTCCTCGAGCCTCCCGGGAGTGCCGGGGTGTGAGCTGGGGCCATGCCCTGCGCCCCGCCCGCGCGTGAGATCGCCTCGCGCAGCATTCCGGTCGGCACCTTCGACGTCGGATCGAACTCACCGATACCGGGGTCGAGGGGGTTCGGGGAGAACAGCCGCTCACCCCCCAGCGTGGACATGCGTTCCTTCAACCACCCCCACGCCGACGCGAGGTCGTCCGCCTGGCGGAGCTGCAAGCCTTCCCTCGAGGCAGCGTCGATCCCGGACGCGACCTCACCCGCAATGTCCAGGGCTTGGCGTTGCGCGTTCGCACCCCACGCCATGAACTGCCCCTCGAGCTCGTCCCACGCCCCAGCGAACGGGTCCGTGTCCCCCAGGGCTTGAGCGGTCAGCGTCGGGCCCAGCGCGACCGCGGCCATCTGGCGGGGGAGCGTCCGGAGGAGCTCCCTGTTCGCTGACGCTTTCGTGCGGAGCACGTTCCCGACCCGCTCGAGCGCGCGGGTCATCGCGTCGTTCGCGGCGACGGTCAGCCGGGCGAGGAGGTCACGATCTATTGCTGCGAGGCGTGCGCCTGCGTTGGCGGGCCGCTGCCCCGTAGGGCTGCCGGACCCCCCTGGCCCCGGGGAGGTCCCGTTCCGAGGGCGGGGAGGGTCACCCCCGGGGAGCTCGAGCGTCGGGCTGGTCGCTGCCATGAGCTCGAGGACACGGCCCAGCGCACGCGCGGCGGGAGCTGGGGTGCCCTCAGCGGGCGGGGCCTGTGGGAGAGGCTCCACGTTGATGGGCGTCCCGAGCAGCTCAAGAAGGGCTTTCGTCAGGTCGGCGGTGAGGATGCCACGGCGGAGACCAGCGGAGACGAGGAGCTCGAGCGGGTCCGGTGCGTCGTCCTCCGTGTAGCCGTTCACGGCCCGCCAGGTGTCGCCCTTGATCAGCCCCTTCTCGACCCCGTAGTCCGCGGACTCAGCGGGGTTCGGGGAGGAGATGAGCTTCGAGGGGTCATAGCCGATGACGAGACGGTCGGCCCACTCCTGGGTGGTCGGGTTGTCGAGGAGCTGGGGGCGGAGGTACGCGTACGTCAACGCGTCCATGAGGATGTCCGCCTGAGGTGCCAGGTAGTCCTCGAACTCGTCCTCGTCCACCTGAGCGGCGTTCGCGAACGTCGTCTGCTGGTGGCCCATCACCTTCTCGACGGGCTCCGGGAGCCCCCTCGCGATGCGCTCCACCCGACCATTGATCCGGTCGTCAATCGCGGCGTCGGTCTCCCGGCCGAACGGTATCCACCGGACCTTGTCCAAGAGCTCAGCGGGACCCCGGATGAGCATCGGCTGCACGACCGCTGCGCTCATCGGGTCGTCAATCGGGTCGAGCAGGCTGGCCTCGAACTCCTCGAGGAACACATCCCGGGAGGCGTTCTCGCCGCCCTCGTCCTCCGTCTCGTCCTCAGGTCCGAAGCTGAGCTCATTCGGGAGGAGGAACGCCCCGGCCGAATGCTTCGAGAGGGACTCCGCGTACATCTGCTGCGTGAGCGACGTGACCGTCCGCGCGTCCGTCACCAGCGGGCGGAGGAGGCTGTCCGCGAGCACCTGGTACCGGGGGTGCTCGAGCCACACCCGGATGATGTCGTCGTCCTCCGTGAGGACCCGTCCCCCACCCTCACCCTCGTCGGGGTTCTTGATGGTGTAGACGCCGTCCTTGTTCTGGACCTCGTCGGTGGAGCGGACCTGCCAGTCCTCCGGGACCTGGACGGTCTCCGTGAGTCCCAGGGAGTTCACTCGAGTCTCGGTCGTCGCCGCGAACCCGACGACGTAGCACTCACCCACGACGATGAAGTTCTGCTCCAGCTTCCGGAGAATGTCGGCCTGTCCCCCGCGCTGAGACTTCAGGCGGGACAGCTCATCCGCCGCCGCGGAAGCGACCTCCGGGGGTACCCCTGAGTCCGTGTCCTCAGCAGGGACGACCTCACCGTCGATCACGATCGCGGGGAAGATCCGCAGCTTGGCCATCTGGTTACCCAGCCGCCAGACGGATTCCTTGATCTCCGGGACGTCATCGAACGCGTCCCACGCGTCGGCCTGCCATGCCTGGGGCTTCGCTCCCTGACGCTTCGCTTCCTTCCGGTCCCGCAGGTTGATCCGGGTCGCTGCGGCTACGAACGCGCGCTCCCTGACTGGGCGTGAACCGTTCAGGACAGCCTTACCCCCGCGCGCCACGGCGGCGATGCTACGTCCCCCGGGGGTCAGTGAGTGTCGATGACCCCGGCCAGCTGTGCGAGCGCGAGCCCCTGGGCGAGCTGGTGCCACGCTCGAGGAGCGACCCGCCTCGCGGCCAGGACACCGAACGCGACGTACACGCCGACGCACCACGGGCAGGACAGGAGCGTCGCGAGCTTCGGGGAGTCACGCCCGACGAGCTCCTCGAACTCGTCCAGCACGTTGTCCACGTCCATAGGTCGCTGGCTGGGAGCTCCACCCCGCGCGGGGAGCCCGTGCAGGAGCTGGGTCCAGGTGGGATGCCACCCGGGGGAGGACCGGTCGAGGATGAACCCGACCGCGCGCTTCCTCAGCGGTTCGGTGATGGTGTCCTGGGTAACCAGCCGGGTGATCCTCGCCGTCGCCAGGGCATCGACCGCGAGCTCCTCGAGCGTCACCCCGTCACCGCGAGGAAGAGCACGAAGAGCACGAACACCACGTACCCGACGAGGACCGACGCGAGGAACAGGACCAGCAGGTCGAGGAACTTGTCGAACAGCTTCACACCGACCCCCCCTGACACCACAGCACCCCGTCCTCGTCCACGAAACAGGTGTCGCCCAGCCACGTGGTGCCGTTGTAGGTGTGGACCTCCGGGTGGTGGACCCGGTTCGAGTCGATCGCGAGGGCTGCCACCACCGCGATGACGCACAGCAGGAGCGCCACCACGGCAGCCACAGCAGCCGCTCGAGGAGGGGTAAGGGACACGAGCTCACGGCGTACCGGAGGAACCATCATGCCCCCTGTTTACCCCACTCGTGTCGGTTAGTCCTCGATCGTCACCCGCCAGTCGGTCGCGCCCAGCTCAGCGACGTAGGACGCATTCGGGGGGTCCATGTAATGGACGTACTTCCCGGCAGCTCGAGCGGCGTCGATCCTGGCGAGCGCCTCTTCCTTGGTGTCGTAGCTGTACTGCGTCCCGGTGTACGTGACGTTCGGGACCACGTTGTCGTCCACCCATTGGGTGTGCGCGTTGAACTCCCGGGGGTACGTGGCGTTCTTCGCTGCTTCCGCGGCGCGCGCGGCCTCAGCTGCCTGCTCTTCCGCGTACTGCTTCTGCTGGTTCGCGATGAACTCGTCTCCGCCCTCGACGGCCTTCTCCATATCGGACATGCGGTTCCTTTCGGGTGGTGGCTACGAGCAACCGCAGCCGGTGTCGAGCACCAGGTAGGTGCCCTCAGCGGTCGTGACTCCCCACAGCTTCCGGGAGACGTGAGCGACCGCGGTGACCGTGGTCGAGGTGGCCAGCGTCTCCGCCGCACGGCCCCGACCCTGCTTGATGACGAGCGTCCCGCGTCTCGAGCTCACGGTGCACTCTGTCCACTTGGATCCGTCCGGTGCGTCAACGGTCGCGTGGTGGAGTGACAGTCCTCGCATGGACGAGGAGGTTACGTCGGGGGACGGATGCGAACCGTCACCGTGACGTGGTCGCTGGGGGTGAGCTCGAGGAGCTCCGGCCACCAGCTCCGGGGGAGCGGGCGGAGTAGGTCCACGGCTGCCGCGAGGAGCGACACCGGGGCACGCTCGATAGCGGACGCGATGGTCCCGCACACCTTGAGGAGCGCCACGTCGTCCTCACACCACCCCCG